GTCCTTGCATTCAAATCAATCTCAAAATCAATATCAATGGCACCAGTACCAATCACTAGAGAATTCAAGTAATACTCACCCTCTTTTATTTTTTGTAATAGATTATCACTAGGGAATGAGCTAGGTAATTGCAAATCACTTTTAACTTCAATTAATAAGGTATCTAATTGGCTTGGTATCATTGACATGTTCTACTCCTCGATTTTCTCTTCTGTTTTAGCTTCTACAACATCTACTTCCATAGCTACATCATCAACTTTTTCTTCAACAACATCTTCTACAACTGTTTCTATTGTTTCTGTTTCGTTTTTGGTTGAATCACTTTCATTGAATTTAACAATTAAAACTTTCTTTAATTTGTTTTGTTCAGTAGATAGTTCTTCAATTCGTGATTTTTTTACCTTACTACCATCGTGAGGGAATAAATCCCCCACGTTGTAGATATGGCCAGTTTCTAGATCCTTGAATCTATAAACTACTTTATGTTTCATTAAGCGCCTTCAGTAACAGCAATAGATTTAACAGTAGGAACATATTCTTCAAGCTTAGTAACATCAAATACAAACGCACATGTATCATCTACAGCACGTCCATTACCTAAAGCTTTAAAGACGATTGCATCTAGATCATCAAGTGCTTTAACTTCTTTATATTCAGTAAGACTAAAACTATTTAAGCCCATCGTATAAGCACCAGCAATCGTAAACACTGCAACACCTTGAGGATTATTTGGAGTAGAAATAACTTCAAGATTCTTATACGAACCTACCATTTTACCTTCATCATTGTATAATGCAGGATCAACATAATTTGCTTCATCAGCAGGATTACAAATCAAATAAATCTTATCGATTTTACGTTGTCCATTATTATTTAAAGCAAGTTTTACAGGAGCTAATGTTTTAGGTTTAAAGTTTGTAATTAATGCACTAACTGGTTTAGCAGCATGCACACCATCTGTAGAACTTCCAATTAGTTTATAGATACCGATTGGAGCATCTTTTCCATCTTCGACTAAGTAACCTTCTTCGATACCATCTTCAAAAGCTTCTTGTAAAATCGCCATAAAGTATTTATCGACGAATGGCAAACCTAATTCTCTAATTGCTTTTGGTATAAGCAATAATACATGGAATTTAGAAACTTCCATATTTAACGCAGTAATAGCTGCACTTAATTCTGAAGTAATAGCCTCTGTAAGCCCACCCCATTTACCTTTACCAGTCTTCGAAGCACTAAGCCATTTCTTTACTCCAGCAGGCGCAAAGTTAATTAGTTGTAGTAATTTGGATCCAGTTTTTACATTCTCTAATGTACGATCAATAATCGTAGTAGGAATAATATCAACTTGATCAGCAGTAATCGCTTGTTTTAAACCCGACTTAAGCAAATTGTAGAATTTCGTTTCAGCTTCATTTAAAACGCGAAGATTTAACGATTTTGCAAACTGCTCATCAGAAGCAGCTTGAGCAGCTTCCATTGTAATCTTTTGAATTAATTCTTCTTGGCTAGCAGAAACGATTAAATCCATCGCTTCCAATAGTGCAGCTGGTTTATCCTCTGCGTTGTTGATGAGTGCTAAAGCTTTTTCTTTAGCTTGTTTTAATAAATCTTGTAACTTCATAGGGTTCCTTTCTTCCCATTTAAAAAAGACTTCCAAGAGTCTTTAGGTACTAAACTGTTTTTAATTGTATGAGCTTCCTTTTCAAGTTCTTTATTCTTAACCACCAACTTATAGAGAAAGTGATTTTCAAGACTTTGTTTTGGCTCATCATCAGAAACTAAAGTTGCAAATCCATACGATAATGCTTCATCCGCTGATATCCACGTTTCTTCATCCAACATTTTTTTAATTTCTTTTTCAGATAAATTACTGGATTGAAGATAAATCTCAACAGACGGTTGAGTGACTTTGTCTAGCATATCGGCTGTTTTACGCAATTCATTTGAATTGCCAGCAGTATACGTCCATGCATTGTGTATCATCAATAAACTTGAGCGTGGCATAATTCTTTGTTTACCAGCTAGAAATATAACTGATGCAGCAGAACATGCGAATCCATCATTAATCGTAATAACTTCACCCTTAAACGATTTAAGTAAGTTGTATATCCCTAAACCTTGGCTCACTTCACCACCATATGAGTTGATTCGTACAGTTAATTTTGGAGTGGTTATAGAAGCTAAATCTTGTGCAATATCGTAAGATCCAACATCTGAATCTTCCCATTTCATTGATGTGATATCACCATGTATAATCAAATCAGTATTCATACCATCTTCTGATGTCACTAATTGATAGAATTTCTTCACTTATTCTCACCTCCTTTCTCACTTGTGTAGTTTTTAGTTACATAATGTTCATTCGCCCATGGTTCATTGATTGGTTCAAGTCCACCAATTTCGCGAATATCATTATGAGAAAACCCAATTCTGAATAATGCTTCACTATCTTTACTGATATCAATTATTGAAACATGTTGAAGTTTAGTACGATCAATTCGAACTTTACTCCCATTCAAATATTCTTCTTTTGTAACGATTTTAGAATTTACTCCATCTTCAATGATTTCAATAAATGGAAGATACGCATTTGTTACAAGATCTGTCGTAGAAGTTGATTTATCTGTTTTGTTTCCAAGCATAATATCGATTGGAATATTAAAAGCTGATGCGACAGTATTAAACGCACCTTCTATAAGTTTTCTATAATCCTCGGATGTTTTAGCATTATCACCCATTAAATTGGTTAGTTCAATGTTACCTGGGATACTAATCAATGCTGGATCATCCGAAAATAGATCCTTAGCAATTAAATCTAAATACTCTTTTGTCGTAAACTTCTTTTCACCAGTTCCATCATTGCTGATGACATTTGGGTTATTACCTGGAAACTTAACTCTAATCTTCTTACTATTCTTAAGTTTGAAGTCGAGTGATGCGAAAGCAATCAATTTGCCATAATCAATGAAGAAGTTATCTATTAGTCTTGATATCTCTGATTCTCCTAATGAAAAATAAAACACATCATCCATTTTAAAATTCTTATTTAACTTATAAGACGTATCATTATTTAACGTTTTCACATAAACATTCTTAAATGTTTTAGAATAAATCACGTCATTCGATTTATCGAACTTATCCGCTAAATACAATTTTGAACCCATAATTACAACTAATGCTTCTTTATCTTTGATTAACTTTCGAATTACATCTTTCCAAAATGTAGTTCCATCAGCATTATCATTTGGTCTTATATTCAACTGGTAATAAACATTGTTTTTTATAGAATTAATCTTGCCATTAACATTCTCATAAACTTTAAACTCAAGTCTAGCGATTGCTTTTGATATTAAATCAATGCATTTCTCAACCGCTAATTCCTTAGCTGCTATTTGATTCAATTTCAAATCATATAATCCAGATGCAAAATCAATTAACTCACCGTTTCTATTTTCAATTAGAAAACTGAATAATCCCATAGATACTCCTTTCTAAATATAGATGTTAATTGGTACTAACATATCTACTTCACTCATCGCTACCATAAAGGCCATTAATGGATCATTTTTTCTTAGCTTAGGTTCAATTTTGAAATATCGTTTGTTCCCATTTCCATCGATCTGGACACCTGTGTTATTACATGACCATCGCCATAAAGCACTGTTCCCAGCGTTTATTTTATTTTCTGCGAAATTAAATTCTATGATTGGAACTACCATCGCGTTAATAGATGGCATGTTACGAATCATTCTTACTAGATTATTTGGATTATCACGATCTTCTGCTTCTAATCCATATGATTCAAATATTTTTTTAATCATTCTAAATCGATAACTATCCATAATAATTTTCAATACATAATACTTTGTCATCTCATGATAAACCCATTCAACAACTTTTTGAGCATCGATTGATGGACCATAAACTAATTCAAAATCTTGATATCCAGGTTGACCTATCATTTCAAATGGGAACTTAATATCTTTGAAGAATGGTGATCGTGTACATATCCAAGTTTTACTGATCCATACAAGTTCTCCATCTACATCAAATAAAAACCCCGCTGTTGCGAAGTCTCGTAAATCTGCAAAATCTATACCAACAATACAAGATCTATCTCTCAATTCAGGCATTGGCCTTGGAATCTTCATTTCACTATCAAGATGAGTAGTCTTTTTAATTTGTTCCCAAGATGCAATTGTTATCGCATCATCTCGTTTTGGGATATTCATTCGTTTAGTAAAAAATTCGATTCGTAAACTTGGAAACTTTTTCATTTGAATGTAATCATATTCAATCTGATCTCTTAAATCCGGTAGATATTCGATACTCGGATTAGCTTTTATCCAAGATTTTGGATTATCAGCTTCTTTATCTTCTTTAAGCCTACAGAGAAATGGAAATATTCGAATAGAATTTTCTTCACCCTTAAGTATGCTTAACGAAACATTTAGTAATTCATCTAATGCACCATCTCGAACATTACCATCGGTTGATGTAATAAATGTTCTAGCGTGAGGTATTTTACCCAAAGCTGAAGTAAATACTTTAACTTGATCAATCGTTTCATATCCATGATATTCATTGAACCAAATGGCACCAATCTTTTTTCCATCTTTTGTTTTTGCGTTCGATGTATTGAACTGAAGTTTTGATTTAGTATCTAAATTGGTTATGGTTTCTTTATTCCATTTAAACTTACCTTCAAACTGATATTCGTTTTCTTCCAACATATCGTATACTACATCGAAGCTATCATTAGCTTGTTTTTCACTATTAGCGACAATTTCTATATGATAATTTTTGATGTTATACATTGGAGTTTGTAAGAAATTTAGAAGTGGACTTAAGATACCATCTTTACCATTTCCACGTCCCATGTAGTAAAAAAACATTTTAAAATATGGGTTATTTTTAATGAAAATAAAAGGAAAGTAGTATAAAAACTTTTGAAAAGGGAATAGTTTTACGTACCATTTCTCACAATAACTAATGCAATCACGATACATCTTCTCATTAAAAACAAGATCATCTCGTTCAAAAAGTGGTAATACGATATTTTTAATTAAGAGATGTATTTCATCACTAACTTTTTCCGGGTAAGTTGAACAAAATTCAATGTAATCTTGAACTTCAGCA